TGAGGAAAGCATTGTAAATAGAATATCTCAAGACATAGATTATCTTGGATTTGGAAGAGACAAGAAAAATATAAAATTCATTGGCACAGAACCGTATGCATCAATAAATGAAAACATAGTAATAAAGCATCCTTTAATGAGAGAGTTAATACCACGCATTATTAACAATAATTGGATGTGGTCAGAGGTGTTAATGCAAAGAAATGTGTTCTCCAGAAATTACAGACTATATGACAAAGAGGTGAAACTTGAAAATGGGTGGAAAAAATCTGGTAATAACGTATACGATATTGGTGTTGTAGGGGAAACCATAGTTGTTAGGTTTAATTAGCTATAGAACATTTACCATAAAATAAAAATGGGTGTTTACACCCATTTTTATTACATATCTAAAGTGTTGCTAAGGTTAATCTAACTAATTCTCCATTGGGTTTTTTCACTAAAGCCTTTAAAGAAGTAGAATTATTTTCCCAATATGGCAAAAAACATGAGGAATCCTTTATAAAATCATCTGACGCGATGTCAGGGACAAATGGTATCTCTGCCCCCCTGCAATCTTTGTGGTTAACTTTTAATGATACAGCGTCAGGTGTGCTACCTGAAATAGCAGTAAGTTGAGTCCACGCTGAGCCAGAACCGGGCCCCCCGTTAATGTGGGAGTACAATGCTCCGCTATCTAAGGTCTTTGATAACTTATGAATCCGCAGTTTAATCGCTGCGCTATCATAGCCGAAACTATTAGCGCGGATATTACCTAACCCTTCTTCTGCCAAATTAGCAACATTAATTCTAGAGGGGTCTACCATCCCGGTGATACCGCTTACGGTAGAGTTAGGGGCGTCTATGGTTAGACCCTGCCCATCGGTTGAGCGGATCCCAATTAAACGTAAACCGTTCACACGGCAAGCCCCAGATATATAAATCTGATTAGCCTGGAAATCCTTAGTATTGGTGTCAATTATGGCTATATTGGTAAATACTGATTCATGGGTGAGTAGGTACGCGCCAGAGCCAGCGCAATCTTCTACGGTAATATTAGACACATACATGCCCTTACCATCCATACCAAAACCTACACCTAACGCCCCGCGAACCAGAAGATTATCAATCAGGTGATTTAGGGGTAACTGATGCAGTGGGTATTGGGTTATAGGGTAGTCCCCAGGCCTGTCCAACTCCGGATTCATGTCAGTGTCAGCACCTAAATCGAATCCGTCCCATACGGGGTAAATAACGACCGAGTCGCGGAATTGCAGATTATAGTTGCGAGAGGTTGTCGAGCCCACAGTACCTTGCCAAGTTTTAACACCACTCTCCCCAGCGCGATATGAAGTAAACCCAATAACTCCACCATCACGTTCAAAGCCACCATTATTACGTAAAAATTGGGCGCTACTTACTGATCCATAGCTGGTTCGTCCGCCAATGACATAGTTACCCTTACCCCAATCGCCGCTAAGGTTTTCGAAGGTTATAATGCCATCTTTACCTCCGCTTGGATTATTGGCGTCTACCATCTTGCAGAAGTGACACCCTCTAAACAAAAAACCAGCCATTAGACCGCTAGCCCGATGAACTTCGACCCCTATACATTCTCTAATTTCTAACGTAGACGTTATATTTTGCCCTTTTGCATTAGGTGGGAGTAACGTTTCTATTCCTGGGAATTTAACGTAATCGCTTACGGTTGGCTGATACCCATCGGTTTTCGATTGTTTTAAAGTGGCAACGACCGCTGCGGCATCCGTTAGCCACTGATTGTCATCCGTCCAAGGCTTGATAACCCATGGTGTTGTAGTGCTTTCCATAAAAACCCCGGCAATGCGGGAACCTTTGCCTAATTTCGTAAAAATAAGATTTCCATCTCCTATAAACTTAGCTTTACATTCTATAGTCAGAACCTTACCACCAAAATCAACTTTCTCTCCATTATAAAAATGATAATCAACATCGATAAGAAGGCCATCAACCGCAGCAGATGCTGCATCCTGCAATGTTGGATAATCTGATAATTTTACTGAATACTTAAATTTTTTTATCAGCTTCTATTGAATATTGATCTGGATCGTACTTCAATACGTTAGCAATATAGTCGACCTGAGAACCATTGGCATCATAGATAGCCATGCTATGACCCTGAACGGTGACAATTTTCACCAGTTGGCCGTTGTATACGATTTTACCGGCTGCGTTGATAATTAGCGGCTGAGCAATCTGGACGTGAGAGCCATCCTCATTTTCAATGTATACGGGTATCTGATTGGCAGGATTAACCGGATCGGTATCAATCTGACCAATGTAAATTTTCCCATTAGCAACAGCTTTAAACGAACGGGATTCAGTAAAGATTGGACGAGGGTTAGAAACAACTACGTTGGCAGTGATATCTGTCATTTAATGTGCTCCAGATGCAAGGAATCGCCGCAGCGTGGCTACGGCAATGCGTCATTAAGACCACGGTGGTCTTATTGTGGATACAACCAGTAGATCATATGATGCCGATCCACTTACAAAAGTGAGGCATCAGAAATGGGAAGAGATGACCCGCAATTTAACCTCAGGCTACCCTACGAGCTGAAAGAAAAGGTTAAGCAGAGGGCAAAGGCAAACGGAAGGTCACTAAATGCAGAGCTAGTGCAGATAGTGGCTGATTCACTTGAAAAGCCTACGCCTGTAATCGGATACAGGGATGATGCTGAACGCGAAGCAGACATCGTATCCAGAGAAATTCAAGAATTAGTATTCGAAAAGTTGAAAGATTTCTATCGAAAAAAATAGCCCGGCGAACCGGGCTTTACTCATTTTTTGCAAGCTATATACATGCTTCTTGATATGGTGTTTGTTGCAAATGCGTTGCCAGTACTTCCGTCAATGTTTGCAATAGCTCCCTGATCACTACCAGTGCTAATCAGGTCATAGCCTTTTGAACCACAAAGATCTCCGGCCTTGGCCTGACACATAGCCCATGAACCACCTACTCCAGAGCATTCTATGGTATATGCCTCTCTTCCATCTGGAGCATACGTTTTTGTTGCTGTAGCGCACCCAGCGAGAAATACACAAAAACAGCCAACCATCACACCTTTTTTCATTATCATCACCCAATTAAGTAAGGGATTCAGATAATATATAGATCAAAGAATGATCTCTATTGGTTCCTACGAGGATTTATGAACAGAGACTTATTGAACTTTGCATTCCTTATCTTCGGCATCGTAGTTGGTAGACTGCTATTCGCTTAATGCATCTGATTTAGCGCCTTGAGCAACAGAGTTAACAGCCCGCTCAACTTCGGCTAACGCTTTCTCGAATGCGGTAGAACCACGTGGAGTATTAGCCAGGCGAAGCATTGCATTACGTGCTGGTTCACTCTCATACATTCTTGCCAGCAAACCATACCCGCCACCAACACCTACCAGTGCAGGGTTAGTTACTGTTCCAATACCTAGGATGAACGGTATAGTTTGCTGACCTGTAGGCGTTGTTACTCCTGCCTGACCGGCACGCTTGGTTGCCTCAAGATAATTCTTAATCCCCTTCAGATACGCAGCATCACGGCCTTTGAATGCTATACCGGTCTGGTTAGACATCAGGTTAACCTGTCTCAGGAACTGGTCAGGTGAGCCTCCTGATTTCTCCATGGCCTTTCCGATTATGCCGTTGCGCATCTGAGCGCGCCCCACCTGACCGACTGACCGGTACAGATTCTGAACTTCTGATTTGTTCTTGCTGAATAGCATGTTGTTGACCACTTCAGGGGTCAGGTCTCCTTTCATGATCACGTTCTTAAGGCGCGTATTCTGTAGCTTATTTGCTTCGTCAGCGTAGATGGCGTTAGCTTGCTTATAGCGACGCAGTGTGTCATTACCAAGATTCTGTCCGATGGCGCTATCGATATCACTAGTCATTGCGTTGTAAATGCGCTGAATAGCTGCGTCAGATCGGTTTGGCAAGACCGTTCTCTCTCCTTTAACATCCTGCCTAAACTGGCTTCTCAGTCCGCTCAACTGCTGCAAATCCATTGCCACTGGACCGCTTGCGCCAGCATTGCGGGTAAGCTCATCGCGATAGGCCTGAAGCTTAGAAATCGTATCGTTATCCGCAACCTTTCCAAGTTTCTGCAAACTGGCTATTTCAGTATCAATCTGCTGAATTGCCTTTGACGGCTGAATGTTTACGCCTGCCATTGCGTTTTGCACTTGTTCCAGCCTATTCCCCGCTGCGCGCTTTATTCCTGACGTTTTTGCTTTCAGACTACCAACTACAATCGACGGATCGTATTCACCAAATCGCGATGCAAACTCATCTACCAACTGACTGCGAGCTTCTTGCTGATTAGCTCGCATAGTGCTTGTCCCGGCAAATGGGATGTTTTCAGCTGTGGTTTGTGCCATGCGCCCGACGCGGGAATTTGGCTGCAAAACGTCAGTTGTATGCAAAGGAACATCTGCAGCATTAGCGAACTGAATAGCCTGCTGCGCTTCTGGTGCGATCGTCCCGCGAATCCCACGATAAGCAGCGCCAGCGGCACGGCCTAACTGATTGATTGCCCCGCCTAATGCAACACCAGTTCCTAAGTCTGTTGCCAGTGCTCCTGGATTATCACGCTCACTGTTTGCAGCCAATGAACCAACAGCGTTCTCCGCCAGCAAGCGTGATGCACCCTGAGCAACTCGACCGGCAATAGATGGTGCCTGCGCTGCAATTCTCTCGGCCCCAACAGGAGTCAAATATGGCAGTGCTTCAGAGAAGATTTTGCCTTCTGTCGTCTGTGGAGTAAGCGCACCTTGTTGCAAGCCAAAGTCCTGCTCAAGTCCTTGTGTCGTGACGCGAGGCGCTGGCTGATAAGTTCCGTCACCAATGCCAAGCTTCTGACCAGCCCATGCCCCGGCGCTGGCGACAGCATCAGCCATTGATGCCGGGATATTTGCCAGATTAACGCCAGCCTGTAGCAATCCACGCCCAGTTTCTGCAGCAGCATTGCCAAGGTTAGAAATGAAGCCACCTTGTTGCTGTGGCTGGCTTTCTGGGGTCGTAGAAGTGCCCTGCTGTTCCTGCTGTGCAGACTGTCCAGCAAAATACTCATCGATAGCCGATCCAATATCTTCAGTGCTTGTTCCTTCTGGGAATGTGAATGTCTTACCGTTGGCTGTAACTTTCATTATTCCACCGTGAATTGAATGCCGGATTTAGACGTGTAGCTTCCTCCGACTGATTGCTGAGTAGCTGGCTGCTGCCTTGATGATTTCTGCCCACCATTACCGACATCAACGTTGTACTGCTGGTTATAATTGTTGGTGTATTCCTGAATCTCACGAATAGACTGCTGCATAGCCTCCGGGCTTGAGTAGTCAACCTGCGGCATACCCTGAAAATACATCTTCGCTTCTGCAATGGTGTTGATACCGCTAGCGCCCATATCTCTTGCTGCTGCCACGCCCTGATTCTGCATTCTTCCCTGAATACGTTGTGCGGAGTTATATAACTGTCGTTGTTCTTTGCCTGTGAGTCGGCTGCGAACATCTGCACCAATTGCCGGATTTCCTGCTCCGCCAGTCATGCCAGTCATGAAATCGAGAGCAGAAGCATCTGCATTTGCGATTGCGTCAATGTCTTTCTTCATCGCGTAGTTCTGTGCGCTTGCTGCAGACGTTGGAGTCGCTGCAATAGCACTTGCCGGGACACGAACCATATTGCCGTTATCGTCAATACCTTCGTAAAATGCATTAGCCCCTGCGCCGTGAAGTTTTCCGTCAATGTTGACTGTTCTACCATCTGCAAGCTGAACGACCCGATTCCCGTCGACTCCTGATATCGTTCTGGAGTTTGCCCTTTGCATTGCCAAATCCTGGCCGCGGCGGGCTGTAGAGGCTGACATGTCTTGTCCGCGCATAGTAATATTTTGCCCGCGAGCCTGAAGTCCTTCCCCTGCTTTATTGCTGCGGATTGTTTCAGCAAGTCGACCTCGATCAATCTCGCGACCTGTCAACTTGTCCTGAATATCAAAATACTTTTCTGGTCCTACCGCGTGCATCCCAATAAGGTCTGTTAACTGCGTGAAGCCTTCAGGTTCCCCGCTGCGCGCTTTATTCCTGACGTTTTTGCTTTCAGACTACCAACTACAATCGACGGATCGTATTCACCAAATCGCGATGCAAACTCATCTACCAACTGACTGCGAGCTTCTTGCTGATTAGCTCGCATAGTGCTTGTCCCGGCAAATGGGATGTTTTCAGCTGTGGTTTGTGCCATGCGCCCGACGCGGGAATTTGGCTGCAAAACGTCAGTTGTATGCAAAGGAACATCTGCAGCATTAGCGAACTGAATAGCCTGCTGCGCTTCTGGTGCGATCGTCCCGCGAATCCCACGATAAGCAGCGCCAGCGGCACGGCCTAACTGATTGATTGCCCCGCCTAATGCAACACCAGTTCCTAAGTCTGTTGCCAGTGCTCCTGGATTATCACGCTCACTGTTTGCAGCCAATGAACCAACAGCGTTCTCCGCCAGCAAGCGTGATGCACCCTGAGCAACTCGACCGGCAATAGATGGTGCCTGCGCTGCAATTCTCTCGGCCCCAACAGGAGTCAAATATGGCAGTGCTTCAGAGAAGATTTTGCCTTCTGTCGTCTGTGGAGTAAGCGCACCTTGTTGCAAGCCAAAGTCCTGCTCAAGTCCTTGTGTCGTGACGCGAGGCGCTGGCTGATAAGTTCCGTCACCAATGCCAAGCTTCTGACCAGCCCATGCCCCGGCGCTGGCGACAGCATCAGCCATTGATGCCGGGATATTTGCCAGATTAACGCCAGCCTGTAGCAATCCACGCCCAGTTTCTGCAGCAGCATTGCCAAGGTTAGAAATGAAGCCACCTTGTTGCTGTGGCTGGCTTTCTGGGGTCGTAGAAGTGCCCTGCTGTTCCTGCTGTGCAGACTGTCCAGCAAAATACTCATCGATAGCCGATCCAATATCTTCAGTGCTTGTTCCTTCTGGGAATGTGAATGTCTTACCGTTGGCTGTAACTTTCATTATTCCACCGTGAATTGAATGCCGGATTTAGACGTGTAGCTTCCTCCGACTGATTGCTGAGTAGCTGGCTGCTGCCTTGATGATTTCTGCCCACCATTACCGACATCAACGTTGTACTGCTGGTTATAATTGTTGGTGTATTCCTGAATCTCACGAATAGACTGCTGCATAGCCTCCGGGCTTGAGTAGTCAACCTGCGGCATACCCTGAAAATACATCTTCGCTTCTGCAATGGTGTTGATACCGCTAGCGCCCATATCTCTTGCTGCTGCCACGCCCTGATTCTGCATTCTTCCCTGAATACGTTGTGCGGAGTTATATAACTGTCGTTGTTCTTTGCCTGTGAGTCGGCTGCGAACATCTGCACCAATTGCCGGATTTCCTGCTCCGCCAGTCATGCCAGTCATGAAATCGAGAGCAGAAGCATCTGCATTTGCGATTGCGTCAATGTCTTTCTTCATCGCGTAGTTCTGTGCGCTTGCTGCAGACGTTGGAGTCGCTGCAATAGCACTTGCCGGGACACGAACCATATTGCCGTTATCGTCAATACCTTCGTAAAATGCATTAGCCCCTGCGCCGTGAAGTTTTCCGTCAATGTTGACTGTTCTACCATCTGCAAGCTGAACGACCACTTATTCCCGTCGACTCTTGCGTGCAGCAAATGATGTAACGCACTGAACGGTGGTGTTGGCGAGAATGTATCGCCAGAACGTCAGCCCGATTTCCTTACTGAATCCTCTAATCTCAGGCAGATACATGGCGTGGCAGTCAAAGGTCAGCGGCTGAATCTCGTTGTAATACACGATGCCACCGAACTGACCATGTACGTTCACTTCGAAATAGCGGCACTCAGGCTTGTAGTCGTATCCGTCACCGTTGTTGCTCCCGGCGATGATGTCGGGATGGTTGCCGACAGTTTCTATCAGGTCGATGTTTCTGGTGGGAGTGAATGTAATCATCAGTTGATCAATCCATGAGTTCGTATTGCATCTTCGAGAGCTTTGATTCGCTGTCGCGCCTGCTGCAATCCGGTAGCCATAGCTGATACCTCAGACTGCGTATATGTGGCACTGACCGTGTATGCCAGGTTAGCGTTGAATGCGCCGAGAAGCGCTGCTCCTGTTGCCGCCGTCCATCCCGTCTGCCGAGCGCCGATAACCTTGGTGCCACCAACTGAATAGGACGTTGTCACGTTGAGAGGTGACGCCAGCGATTGTGTTGCGGTGGCTGTTTTCGATACGTAATCAGCCTGCAATGCAGAAATATTTCCTTCAGCCGTCGCCACTCTACCATCAAGAGCACTGACATCAGCCTGCAAGGTGACTATTTTTCCTTCAGCCGTGGTTAGTCTGATATCCAGCGCCGCAATTGCATTGGTATTTGCAGTAATACGGATTTCATGGTCGTCTACGTCGATGCGTAACTGCTGAATTCTCGCTTCGTGGTCTGCAATCTCAACATCCTGCTCATCGTTCTTTACCTGCGCGTCATAGGCACCTTGCCCTGCTTCGTTTGCCTTTCCCGCAATAGCGCCAACGTCAGCCCCCTGCGCGATTACGTAGAGCAGATAAGACTGGCTGAAGACGTTGCGGGGGAGGATTGAGGCATCAAGACGAGTGGCCTGAATAATGACAGGATTATTAAGTGACGGGTCTGCCATATTTTACTCCAGACGAATTTGACACCCGGATAGTGTTACTGGTGATTTGGTGATTACCCGCAGTTTGAATCCGATTAATCGACGAATACGACCTACACGCTTCCATAAAACTCTCTTGTCGTACACAAACGGCTCATTCTGCTCAATCATCTGTTCGCGACCGTAATTGATTCCGTCTGTGGTTGCAGACAGGAACAGGCGGTCAGCGTATTGAGCAACACCAGTGGATGATTCAACTTCGAGGTCGAAGCATCTGGCGTTATCTGCCTTGAAGAGGGGCGTAAACAACAGGTGTTCTTGCTGCTTGTCGTACTGACTACTGATGTCGAATTGCAACTGCCCCGTCACCGCTTCTGACTTGTCGCCACACGTAATCTGGTTGCCTTCGTACATGAAATCGATGGCGCGATAAACATCGTCGTATAAACCGGTTTTCAGTACGCACCATTGCGGCCCGTTCTGGCTTGACGATGCGTCGTAAACCAGAACATGACGAGGGAGATGAATAATCAGAAGCTCATGAGAATCGAAGCGCAAAGTCTCCATTACACCAGTCGCCAGTTCTTCAGCTGTGTATGAGCGGATAATCTTCTCAATACTGGCCGTCGCAATTGGTGAAGCTTGCCCTGACCCGATGATGTAGACGGAAGGTGCTCCAGTAGCCGGGTGACTGATGAATGCATATGAATCAGCGAATGGCGTTTTACAGTATGTTCCGGCAATCCCCTTCTGTACCATCAACGATGGTTGTGCGACATACAACGCAGCGCCAGCGGTGGTTGCGCCTGTCAGGGAGAAATACTCTATCGTTGACGAACCGAAGCAAACAATAAAGTCACGCCATGAACCGATGCCAATGATGCCGTCTGGCTGCGATTCTGCACGATATTGTGCGCTGTACCGGTCAGGATGCGACTCATCTTCGAGGTCAGTGATAAACCATGAATCAGTACCGTCTTTTGACCATGCATAACGCCCACGTAAGCGAGTAATGTCACGGACTGAACCTAACTCATACTGCGTGAATCCGCTGTCTGCAGGCCAGTTTGAGACGGTTTTAACCGTGCCATCATAGCGATACTCGACCAGTTGACCATTAACACATACCGCCTGTGATGTCCGACCATGTGCCATTGATACGCGACCGCTTCCGGCTACATCACCGACTACGGTTTCCCCTTTGTAGAGCTTGCTGCCTAAAACGCGATATACAGCGTTCTGAGCGGTATTGTATTCAACGCCACGCGATACACCATTTACATCGTTGCGCTTCGCTATGCCGGGGAATGAGCGTAAATAACCCGATGAGTTGAGGACTTCTTTCGGTGTGGCCAACATATTGATTGGTAGGTAATCAATGTAGTCGGCATTCTTGAAGTCTTTACCCATTCCCTTCATCATGGGGAGTTGTTGAATCGGCATTCTGCTCTCCGGGGAAATAATGCCATTCGTTCAGATTGGCGAAACTGTTTCCACTGCCAGTTGGCATACGTGACGGGTAAGGCGCTCGTTTAGCTCTGGCGATGGCGGTCTGCTTGTAGAGAAGTTCCTTCCCGTATTTAGCCGTAGCGATAATTTTCGCTGTGGCCTCAAGCGCATAATCTGGGGCAATCCGGCAAGCCAGATTGTGGAATACCGCGCTGACTGCACTAGAGCGAAGACCGTGGTCGTCACCTTCAGCGGGAGGATTATCATCATCTGAGAATACATAGCCGGTGATGATGCCCTTTCCGTCCTGATACCACTCGGCCATCATCGCTTCGAGGTCATCTACGGCATCCTGCATAGACTGTGGCTCAACATCAGTGAGAGTTGCATCTGATGCCACGCCAAGCTTACGCAGTGCTGCCCTGACCAGATCGCCTTTAGTCTTTATCTGCATCGCTTACCGCCTTGGGCTTACGTCCTTTGCGCGGCTTGGCATCGCCTGATTCCGAGGACAGCAACTTTGAAGGATGGTTAAACCAGCCATCTTTGACATATTCGGGAAGTTCGCTGGAGTCGATGACCTTCATCTGAGCCATTACGCCCCATACCATGACGCTTCCACCTGGCTTATAGATTGCTATTTTCATAGCCACTCCATAAAGAAAGGGGCCGAAGCCCCTGTTGGTTACGCAGTCTGACCAGGCAGGCCAACACCGATTGCTTCCGGACGTGTCGCGTTCACGCCATACCACAGTGCAATACGGCACAGGCCGTACAGGGTGGAAATATCACCCTGCGTAGCGAAGATACCGTTAAGGCCGACATCCGGGATGCTGAATGAGGTAGTTTTCATACCTGCAAACAGTTCGTGGTTGGCCGGAATAGGCTGAGACACAATACGGATGGCGTCATCAGCCCAGAACACGTTGGTGCGAGCATCCTTAACGTTCAGGATGTTCACCGCCATCGCATCAGCCAGCGAGGTGTTAACGTTGGCGTATGCCCGTTGCTCAGGAGAAAGAGAAACATCATCCAGTGCTACAGGCTTCGGCGTGATTTCAACGTGAGTACTATCAACAACGCGAACTACGGAGAAAGTCGCGTCCTGCGCCAGTACGTTCTTAGCCATCTGACCAAGGAACTTCACGCCAGCAAACGAAATTTTGTCGCCGCGTTTCAGGCCGGTAGTTGCAGACAGGGTGACGGTAGCAAAACGGTTATCAACGTTAACTTTGTTGCCATCGTTATCCAGTTGCCATGCGACAGGCTTGAAGGACTGCGCACCGGATACAGTGATGCCAGTTGCGGTGGATTTGGTCAGCACAGGAAGTTTCGGAGAGCGCAGGACATCATCGAAGCCAGCAACCTGACGCTGGATAGTGCCATCGCGGTATGCTTCTTCAGGGATGCGCCCGAAGATATCACGCTTAGTCAGGTCATAACCCGCCTTTTTGTAGTCCTGTGGGTTGAAGAAGTACGATGTCCCCATGTCGCGGTTAAGTTCGCGGGAGAACATGATTTCTTCTGCATCGGCCACAAAGTTCCATGCGTCTGCGGTGTTCGTGCCGATAGCGTCCGGCGAAGTGATAACCAATGACCCCATCTCGGCGGCCATGTTTGCGACTTTCAGCTCAACGTTGTTAGCCAGTTTGCGGGCTGCGGACTGGATTCGGTGACGATACGCAGTCTCGTCTCGCAGGTCATCTGCGCGTAACTGGAAGAAGTCGTTATCCGGCTCTCCCATGTTTACCGCGACGTTAAGCTCCAGTAACCCTGTCGCTTTATCAGTTAAATCCCAACCCTCCTGAGTGGGGGACTCCTGCTCTACAGGCATCCAGATGGTATTGCTGGGGCGCTGCATAGAAGCAGCTGGCGGGGTGTATTTCTTGGCTTTCTGCGCCATTGGAGTGATTGCGGAGATGGTTTCAATAATCTCATCCACCGCCAGTGTAACAATTTGACCTTCGTTCAAAGCCATTATCGGATTCCTTTAAGTTTTGCCTTTAGCTTGCGGTAGGTTTCCACATCTCCCTTGCTCGCAGCCGCATCCATCTGTTTACGAATGGCATCTTTATTTGCTGCGCTGACATCACCGGTAATCGGCTGGTCAGCAGGGGGAGCGGAAGAGATTTGTTTACCGCGAGGCTTGAGAGTTAAGCGTTCGGATAGTCGAGTTAGTTCAATCAGCGCGGACTGCCCATCCATCGCCAGTAACTGGCGGGCTTTCTCCGGGTTTGCCCCCAGGTGATACATGAGCGCGGCGGACTTCTCCGGGAACAGGCGCATAATGTCGGCCCCAACCGCAGGCGGAACCAGTTGCATAAATGCGTCTTCTTTCTCCTGATAGTCAGGGATATTGAGCTTTTCCGCCGCGTCGTAATGTTTGCGGGCAGCTTCGACATATTGCGCTGATTGCTGGGTAAACTCCTGAGTCTTGCGGCCCTGTTCTGCTACGGCATTGCTGCGGGCGTCCTGCGCTTTCATTAGCCATTCGGTATTAGCAGCATTGAAAGCGGCAAGCGCACGGCTGTTGTCATAGTCATATTTGGCCAGGCCTTCTTCTGACAGATAGGCGTTAATGTCCGGCTGAGGCGGAAGGTCAGGGTTTACCCGTAAACTCTCCGGCAATTCTCCGCGTTTAACTGCTTCCATCTGCTGCTCAAGCTCGCGCTGTCGTTTGCGCTCGATGCGGCGGCGGGCGAATTCTGCGTTCTTTGCCGGGTCTTGTTTTGGT